GATTCAATGAACCTCTGCGCCGCCGGGCTGATGGACTGGAGGCAGGCCGTCAGCGCCTTTTTCGCGAACTCCTCCTGCGCTTCCGCGTCAAATTTTCCGGCGTTTTTCAGCGCGTCCACATAGGTCTGGCTGGTGGCCGATACTGCGTCTGAAATTGCGTCTGCGATCTCCTTGATATAGCCCTGCCTCTTGGTGTCCTCGGTGTTCGCTATGGCTCTTTCCTTTGCCTTGTTGATATAGCCTACGGCATAAGTCGTGAGTACCGGGACGGCTGCCGTAATGACCGCCAGTAATAAATCTAACAGTAATTCTTTCATGTGTCTGTCCTCCTCTTAGTTGGGGAGCTTCAAAACCTGTCCGGGGTGAATGGTGTCACTGGAAAGGTTATTGAGGCTCTTGATCTCCGGGTATCTGTTACCGTTTCCGAGCTGCTTCTGTGCGATAGCCCAAAGGCAGTCGCCGCTCTTTACGGTGTATGTCCTACTGGCCGCCGCTGCTCCGCCGCCAATGTCGGCAGCGTCTACCCAGCCATATACGGTACTGCCGCCTCCGCTGACTGCTACGAGGTGGTAAGGGTGTTTGCTCTTTCCGGGCTGGTAAATCTGCGTGATCTTTGCCGGGCCGGGCTTGCAGACCGGGCCGCTGGCTGCGTTTGCGCTGGTGTAATGTCTGCTGCCCGTGAAACTCACAACGTCGCCTACCTTGAGGCCGCTGGATGCCGGGGTGGAGGGCTGCGCCGGAGCCGGGGCTGCCGTGCTGCCGCCTCTCATCTTTCTCGCAATAGCGTCAAAATCCGGGCAGATAAATCCACGGATATACTTGCCGTTTACCTGCATGGTTCGGGTTCCGACTTTTCCTCCGTTCATATTACCCTCAGTTACGATAAAAGAGCTTGTGCCGTTCACCTGCGTAATAATGCCAATGTGATCGCTATATCCTTTGTTGTCGCCTACGCCGTTATCGTCCCAATCATAGACAACGGCCTCTGCAAGTTTCGGGATATGAGCGTCGTTCTCCTCCCAAATCACTTTGGCCTGCGCAACTTTCACATAATTCTCAACACCGCACCCTGTCCCGGTGTAATCGGCAATTCCGGCTTTGATATATGCTGCGCTTGTGGTCGTGGCGCAATATGCGTCATTGACCTGTACTTTGTAGCCTCTTGCCAGCGGCTTATGATCGTTGTAGGTAGAGAGGATTTCAAGGTGCTTTGCACTGCCCTTTGTCGCTCCAATCCACCCATTGATGATATTGCATACCTGCTGGCGGAGTTCATTCCCTGTCATAGTATTACCTCCATTTCCGGGCTTGCTGGCGGCTCCTGCGTACCTGTCATAATACGTCTGACCGTAGCTGGCCCTCTTTGCCTTTACTGCTTCGCTCTGATCTGCCGGGCGTTCATAGTTGAGGAGTATGCTGTCGCTGGCCGCCTTTACGGTGGTAGCCGCCTTGAGGGTTGCCAACACAGTCTTATACCCCTCGGAAAGCTCCTTAAATAAAAAATCGAGCTGCATTTCCAAATCCCCAATGGACTTGCCTGCGGCCCGTGCAAACTCAAGCATATTCTGTTTCCGGCTCCAATACGTCCACTGTGCGAGGCCATAGCCTGCGCTGTCCCGGACGAAATTGCTGTATGAGCCATTGTCTACGGCGGCGGTATAGCCGTCGTCCGTGTAGCCCAGCTTTTTCTCGTAGCTGTTCTGCAAATTCTTTGGATTGAGTGCGCTCTCTGCGTACAGATTACCCATGAGGCCTGCCGCTCCTGCGCTGCTTATTCCCTTGCCAACGAGGTAGTTCCAAATGCGCTCCTCATTGGTATTTCCTGTAAGTCCCATAGTTCCTCCTTACATATCATTCCGAGGCTGCTCCTGCGCCTCCTGCTTTGCCTCCTGCCTGTCCTCTACCTCCCATTCACGTTCCCGGCGGCGTTCCTTGCTGGTCTTTATCCAACCCATTATGCCGCACTCTCCTCCGAGAGCCGCAAAGACACAGGTAACAAGGGTGTCCGGGACAGCCCCGTATTCCCTAAAAACCTGTATCATGGCAATCGTGAACGCAAAAAGGCTAACCCCGACAATAATCAAAACAATGTTCATCACTCCGGGGGATTTCTTTTGGGAGGGCCTCTTGCGTCTGCGCCTCTTTTCATATCTCATATCCCTGCCTCCTAAATCCCTATACGGGTTAAAGCGAATGTTACAAGCCCTCCGGCGACGGCGGTAATGACGTACTTTACAACCGTGCGCCACATATCGCCGTCCCTGTTTTCCAGCTTTTTCAGCCTTTCGCTGATCTCTGACTGCTCCTTGAGGATATTGCTGACGCTCAAATTCAGCCGCTCAATGGTCGCCGTAAGCGTGGTGAGCTGCTGGGTAATGATCTGCTGCATATTGTTTTCCAACAATTCCAGCCGCTTGTTCTGCCTGTTGTTCTCCTCCTCAAGACGCTTGTTTTCGGCTTTCATAAGGTCACTGAATGCCTCATGCTCTGCCCTCGTGATTGCTCCGTCCATCTGCCTGCCCTCCTTTCCCGTATGCGTATTCCATGTAAATCGCATTCAATTTCCTGCGAAGTCCATAGCTGTTAAAATGTTCCAAAATCCCGTTATATGAGGCTGCCGTCCTTTCCAGCTCCTCTTTGCTCATGTTCCCGGCGGCCACGGCCTCGCAAATCCGCTTGACGTTCCGTATCATTCTCCGGGCGGTCTGCTTCTTGAGCTTGCGGTGCGTCGCCCAAATGGTGAAGCCCACAAAATCAATTCCAGTATAAACCGGGCGTATGGCCGTCTTTTTGTTGAGGTCGAGGTGCAAAAAGTCTTTCAAAAACTCCTCTATAACGGCCTTAATCTCTCCCAGCTCCGCCTTGCTGTCTGAAAGGATAATCACGTCGTCCATGTACCGTATGTAGTAATGGAGCCGTAACTCATGCTTGCAGAGCTGGTCTAACTCGTTGAGGTATATGTTCGCAAAAAGCTGTGACGTGAGATTGCCAATCGGCATACCCACGTCACATAGCCACATATCCTCGGTGCATTCCTCCGGGCTTAATCCTGCCGGAAGTCCGAAGCGAGTGTCCTCGCTGTTTATGATCTCTGAAAGAAGCTGCATGAGCCGGGTGTCTTTTATCCTCCGGCTCAAAATATCCAGCAAAACAAGGTGGTCTACCCTGTAAAAATATTTGCTGATGTCCAGCTTCAAATAATACCATTTTCCGGGTCTGCGGCTAACCTGCCGTAACCAATACTGTAAACGGTCTGCCGCCCGGTGTGTCCCCTTGCCCCGTCTGCAGGCGTAGCTGTCCTCGATAAAGGTCTTGTCATAAAAGGGATATAGCTGTTTGTATATCGCCCACTGTACTACCCTATCCCGGTACTGCAACGCCATGACGAGGCGGAGTTTCGGCTCTCTGACGTAAAACTGCCTGTATGCTCCTACCTTGTAGCTCTGCCATATCAATTCGTTCTGAAGCTCAATAAGGTTTTCTTCCAGCCTGTCCGAGAACAACAAAACGTCATCCCGGTACCGCTTGCCTTTTCTTGCCTCAAGATGTGATTGGTAAAGCTCCTCGTAGTCGCAGATCGTGTCGTAAATGTCGTCGAGTACCACCGTTCCCGGTGCCGTGTCTGATAAATTCTTAATCAAACAAACTCCTCCATTTCCGCCGTGCGTGACGTTTCCGCCTCGTCCCGATAATGCTGGGACGTTTTCACGGCAATATAATCTTTTCCTTTGGCCTGTACTGGCCGCAGGAGGGAAGCCTGCCCCTTTGGTGCTATGCTCCGTGCGCAATCCCTTGAGATATACGCCCAATCTCCGGCATAGCAGCAGAGCGGAGCGGAAGCCAATGCTGTTGTTGACATTCGCACGAGAGTTGTTGAGGTTCGTATAGAACACGCCAGCATTCGCACCGTTGTTCCAGTTGCCACCACGAATCGGGAAACGCTATCCGGCCTGCTCCCCAAATTTTTTATTGCTTTGCGTACTTCATATATCCGCCGATAATGCGGCCGATCTCGTTTAACAGTCCACTCAAATATTCATACTTCTTAAAGGGCAACGGCGGAGCTACGTTCTGCCCGTAATAATCCTTGTCCTGTGCCAGCCGTATCAAGTGCCGCAGCACGTCCAGCTCAATGTCAAGGTCTTGGAGCGTCGTTTTCTTGTAGTATTTCTTCTCAATGACAATCGAGAGCCGATACATTGTGAGCATTGACCGCCGTATCTCGTCCGCTGTTTGGCGTTCTCTGCGAGGGAAGTTCGCTACGGCCTGCTTGCCGTATTTCATCATGTCGGCAATCTTTTCCTTGAGTATGAAACTCGTCGTTTCTTTGGAATAATTTTTCACGTCGTTTGCCATAGCCTTTTGCTCCTCCGCTTCAAAAAGTGCAAGGGAGGGCTATCGCCCTCCCTCTCA